GTGTCGGGCCACGCGTGACGTAGGGGGGGGTCTAGGAGACTCCTTAGAGGGGGTATATGGGCCGTTTTCATCGCTTGGGCGTGGCAGGGGGCAGGGGGCTAGGCGCCTTATTCTTGCCGCGTCTGGCATTCACGTGAGGAAACAGACCGCACGCGTCTGAGTTCACCGTGCGTTGGATCTCCTTCGCCCTGGCACGCATCCAGAAGTGAGAGCGGCCATACATCTTCCCAATCAGGCGAGACGACAGACAACCGGGCAGACTGAGCGCCCAGCGTATGAGCTCGACGTGACGACGAAAGGCGAAGTTATCCGTGCAGGCCAGCGCATCCATGAAGCCCTTGAGCATCACGCCGACATGATCGCGTGAGATGAACGCGTCGACCTCTTCGCGTCTGCCGATGTCCGTCGGGTTGAACGCCCAGTCAGGATGATTGGCGTCGATGTTGAAGACGTGCCGAGGTTGCGCCATCTCAGCGTAAGGCAGTACGCCATTCTCTCGCATCTTCTCTTGGACCTTCTTGGGCTGCGCGAAGAACCAAGCATCAAACGACTTGGCCTCCTTAGCCGGAGCCGTCAGGTCGTTGAGCCTAGCGCGTGTCACGCGTCACAGCGTCAACTATCTTGACGGCGGGGCAAGTGGCAAAGGTTAAGCCTTGGTCATGTTAGTCCATAACCCGGTGGTCTCATCGTACTTAATTTTCCCATATATCCTCATCTTCTCAATGAGTGAACGGACCTTGACGTGAGTGTGCCCTCCCATGCGGAGTTTAAACTCACTTACAAGGTTAGCCTTGGTCATGCGAAGAGGCATAGTGGATAGCCAATCCACAAGGGTTTGCCTTCTGGTCTTAGCCTTTTCTGCGGTAGCCTCGCCTCCAGCTGCGCAGCGCCTTACCATACCTGGCCTATCGTTCAGCCATTTCTCGGCAAACTTCTGCTTCTCCGCGATCAGGTGCTTCCGACGCGCCGCGGTCATCTTACGTCTTCTCGGCCGGCTTGGGTTACTCATGGCGGTCAAATTGCTTGCAGAAAAACCGCAGGGCCGAGCGAGCGTAAGCGACGCAAAGGCATCTGCGTGTATCATGTAGGGAGTATATACTCCCTACTGATACTATGTTGTCTTGCGAGTTGTCTTGCAAGTTGTCTGGTCGGGTGGTCGGGTTCATGGGTCTGGCTTGGCTTGTAAGGCGTTTTGATTGTTTAGGGCGGTGCTACCCCTCAGAAGGCAGGAGACTGCCCAGAATACCCCTTTGCGGGGCTGGAAACAGCATCCTGCTGGACTACCTCGGCTTGGGGTTGGGCATACTCCCACCTGATGACCTCTTTGTCCGAAGAGTGGCGAATATTAATCTCGGGCTTAAACTGACCTGCTGAGTCCTTGAGACCGGCACGGCCGCGGCGCTTGGTCAGGCCGAACTTGTAGATCGGCTCTTCGCCCTGGCATCGGAAGAGGACGGCGACCTCGCGGAACCAGTTGGTGAACTCCGAGGAACCTAGTCCCGCGTAGGCTAGGTCGGCGACGGTATGGCCTTCCTTGTCGGAGGCGGCCTTGGGCTTCCCGGTGTGGTGCATGGCCACGAGCACGGCGCCTGTCTCGAGCAGGATAGGGGCGAGGTCATGGCGCAGGAACTTGGACGCCTGCTCCTGATCGGAGACGTCGATGCCCGCAAAGGAAAGCAACGGGTCGATGAAGACGATGTCGGCGCGTTGGTCGATGATGAGCTGACGAAGGGCGGCGGTAAAGGTCGTTCCTGTGGAAACGGTGTCACGGAAGATGGCGAGGTGATCGCGTAGGGTGGCCTTCTCGTCGCTGTCTAGGTATGCCCCGGCAATTACATCCTGCAATGCTTCGGAGATGTCGCCCGCGTCGTTCTCAGCCTGAAGCACTACAGCACGAAGAGGCTTAGTAGGCTTGATGCCGAAGAAGTCACGGCCCATACACCAAAGCACGGCGGCCTGCATCATCAGGGACGACTTGCCCGTGCCGGACTGGCCGACGATGAGCATGGAGCCACCCTTGCAGAGCCATCGGTTAGAACCAAGGACGCAAGTCGGGTCGTCCTTGCGCTTAAAAGACATAAGGGCGTCAAAGTCCATGCGGGCAGGCCCGACCTTGACCTTACGCCCCTTGCGCTCTTCGGATAAGCGGGCATAATGTTCAAGGAGGGTATCTGGGTCGGTGGCGTTCGCAACGGCGTCTGCGGCCTGACGGAGCAGGGCGGCGCTTGTGATCAGGTCGACGTGCTCTGGTCGATACTCGCCGAAGCCTGAATCACTGACTAAGAGCGAGACGGTTGCGGCCTCCACCTTAGACTTCATCTCGCGCAGCTTCTGGCTTACGGTATGCTCGTCTGCCCGGATGCCGTCGAGGCTTAGGGACAGGGCGGCCGAATAAATGTCAACGTGGACGGGCTCGAAGAAGTCGGATGGCTTCAGTTCAGGTGGAAGGGGCAGGGCTTCGCGTAGGAGGACGCCGAGGAGGTGGCGTTCCGCGGCGACGTTATTCGGCGGGATCATGGAAGAGAGGGTTGGGGTTTGTGGGCGTGGGTGCCCGTGGTCAAGATGCTTTGCGTAGGATGCGGTCTAGGTCGGCCTTGCGGTAGTAAGGGACGCTCCGCGGGTTGCGGAGGATACGGACAGGGAGGGCCATGCCGTCGATACGGTATTGCACGCCGCGGACGGTGCGCCGGTGCTTGTGGGCATACTCGGAGAGGGTGACCCATCCCTTGGGGGCCTTGAACTTGTCGAGGGCTTCAGCTGCGGCCTTGGCGGCGGCCCAAGACTTGAACCTGGGCGACAGGCGATAGATAAAGCGGCCTCGGCGGATGGTCTTCTGCTCGGCGTAGCCTGCCTTGACGATGCGAGACAGAGGCAGAGAGACACCGGCCCGGGTCGTATAGCCTAGGAGGCGGACGACCTCCGTGGTCTTGTGCCAGCCTTCGGGAGTGTCGTCGGCGTTGATCGCGGCGACGAGGGCGTGGGCGTCGAAGCGCTTCATCGGGCCTTCGGGGTGAAGACCTTGAGGTCGGTTGTCCAGACCCAGCGGGAGCCGACGCGGTGAACGAGCCAGACCTTCCAGTCCTTGCCGTCGACCCAGCCGGCGGCGAAGCCCGACCCCCAGCGGGAGGTCGCTAGGCGGTGTGACGCGTATGCCATGGCGTCCTTCTGGCAGAGACAGCCGGCGGAGAAAGCGGCGCCGCCTTCGGCCTTGGTGAGGTTGACCTGGGCGAGCGTGTGCGTGTGTCCGTGGATCAGTGCGCCGCCTCGGTCAGCGTAGTGCTTGCCCTGCTCGGCGGTGGCGTTGAGGCCGTGGGCGTAGCCGTGGATAAAGGCGACCTGACCGAGGCGGTAGACGCCCTTCTCGGCGTGGTAGGGGAGGATGGTCTTGGCTCCGCAGCTCTTCGCGGCGGTCTTGATGCGGGCCTCTAGGTCTGCGCAGTAGTCACGCACCAGGGCGGAGCCGGAGGTATGCTGGAGGGCTTGGGCGCGGTGCTCGTGATTGCCCATCAGGTAGACGGTGGGCTTGGTGCGCTCGAGGAAGGCTTCACCGGCCTCGATGTCGGAGATGAGGGACTCGGCGCCTTCGGCATCCTGCCCGGCCCCGCGGCGCAGGGATCGGAAGTCGAAGCAGTCGCCGAGGTGGACGCGCACGGTCGGCTTGTAGTCCTTGATGAACTCGACGAGGGCCTCGACGGCGTTCTCGTCAGCCATGTCGCCGTGGTTATCACCGAAGGCTACGAAGCGGGTCGGGGTGCTCATTAGCGGACGTTGATGTAAGGGATGGGCTTGCCCGCGTCGAAGGCCGCGAGCATCTCGTCGCGGCGCTTGCGGGCGGTCTCGAGGTCGCTGGCGATGTTTTCGACGATGTCCTTGCCGCGGCGACGCAGGCGGAACCAGTAGCAGTCGCCGAGTTTCTGGAGGTGGTGGTTCGGGTTCTCGGCCTTGATGTAGGCGGGGCGGTCGTTACGCCCGGTGCGGGTATACTTCGGGCAAGCGAGCAGGAAGGCCACGCGGTCGGGGGACAGGCCGACCTTGTTCGCCCAGCGCAGCGTCTCGGGGTTCATAGTTTCCATGAGCGGGCGAGGTTGCGGCCTTCGGTCATGATCGCGTTACGCGAGGACGGCCTAAAGATGTACTCCTGGTCGAAGAGGTGGGACGCACGTATCTCGGCGATGCTGTCGAGCTCTTCGTCGTTGGCCGGGCCTACCCCGGCAGTGGCCACGTAAATGGTTCGGACCTTCCATCCCTTTTCCCATAGAATGTCCTGACATACCCGGAGCTCGTTAATGTACCTCCAGTCGGAACAGACGACCGTCTCGGGGGAGGGTTGGTCGTGGTGCTTCATGACCGGGCACCAGTTGGCGAAGTGGCGGGCGAAGACGTCCTGATCTAGGCGCCGTGCGAACTTGCCGAAGTTTACCAAGGCGTCCCGATTATCGCATTTAAACTGCTCGTTAAAAAACGAACCGTCTAGGCCAAGATAATCGAGAAAATGATTAGACGCTTCTTTGAGCGAGTCTGCCAGATTGATGTGCTCGGCGGGGCGGGTAGACCACTCGAGGATGCCGGAGGCGAGCGTGTCCTTGCCCGCCCTGGCGTAGCCTGCGATCAGGACGAGCGTCGGGGCGGCCATGGGCGTGGGTGCTTCGGTCACGGGATTAGAAGGGGACGCCTTCGGGGGGCAGCGGCTCTTCGGGGGCGGTCGGCTTCTGGGAGCCGCGCGGGTAGGTCATCTTGTACTTATACTGAGGCTTGCCCTGCCACTCGCCGTTGGCCTCGACCTCGACGCCGACGAGGATTGTCTGACCGCAGGCGGGCTCCAGGTACTGGAGGTACTCAGCGGGGGTTGCGTCGAGCCTGATCTCGTTCGTGTACTTGCCGGAGAACTTGCCGACGAGCATGGCGAGGGCCTTGCCGTATTTGCTGGAGAAGTTCTTCGACAGGCAGAAGCCCTTGTCGTCAACGAAGAACAGGCGGCAGGACGTGGTGCCGTCCTCCCACTGTTTGACCTTCTCGAACTTGGGCTTGATGAGTTTCAGTTTGTAGGTGCCGTTCGTGCTGATGGAGGTGAGCGGGACGCGGTTGTTTTCGGTGGTCATGGTATTAGGCGAAGTTGATGTTAGTCGCGGCGCTGGGCTTGGCGGCGATGTCGATGGTGGTGATCTCGGTCTGGTAGCCGGGCCAGTTGCCCGAGGCGGTGCATTCCTTATACAGGGTCAGCGCGCGCTCGAAGTCGAAGGCGGCCCCGGTCATCAGTTCAGGCCCCAGCTCATAAATTGCGTGGCAGAACGGTGGCTCTTTTTCGACCGCAATAAATCTAAAGCCAAGGACGCGACACTTGTAGGCGGACTCGACGGCGTGCCGGTAGAAGTAAGCCTGGAGGGCGTACTTGTATTTGCGGACGGACTGAAGGAAGCCGTGCGGGCTGGCATCCTCGCAAGTCTTCAGATCGTAGATGTAGCCGTCGTCGGAGATGCCGTCGATGGCGCACTTGACCAGGGTATCGCCGAGGAAGGCGGTGAACATGACTTCGGTCTTCGTCAGGACGATGCCGTTGGTCTTCATGCAGGCCATGGCGGAGTTGGCCACGGCGTCGACGAGGGCACCCTCTTCGGCGGTCAGGATGGCCTTGCCTTCGTTGGCGGTGACGAACTCGGCCCACTCGGCCTTGCCTTCCTTCGTGCGCTTGTCCACGTCCGGGGCGATGGCGTGCGTGGCGTTGTAAGCGTCCAGCCCTTCGAGGGCCAGCTTGTGGACGGCGGTGCCTACGCGGAGGGCCTTGGAGTCCTCGCGGGTGCGGGCGAGATACGCCTGGTAATGGGCGGGGGACTTGAGCAGTTCCTTCGCGCCGGATTGGTTGAGCGCTTGGATGCCGTCATAGATGACGCGTTCGGTGATGAGGTCGGGCATGGGATGGTGTGTTGGTGTTCTGGGTTGGTGGAAATTAGAGCAAGGCCATGATGGCCTCGGCCTGATCGGGGCGACGGCGCTCGATGGCGGTCAGGCACATGACGGAGCCGACGGTGAAGCGGGAGCAGGCGACCGGGCGGCTGGCGTAGGTCTTGCACTTGCCGGAGCCGGAGAGGTGCGGGCATCGGGAAGGCAGTTCGGCGAAGGTGCGGCCGACGATCATGAAGACCTCGCCGCGGGCGGCGTAGAATTCGGTCGTGGTCGGGGACGCGTCGATGGGCAGGAGGATGCTTTCACAGCACGCACCCTTGCAAAGTTCACAGGCTGTCATCTTCGGGGCTGGCTTCTTCGACCGAGGCGGAGATGCGGCGCACGTCTTCGAGGGCGGACTCGGCGGCGTTCTCCATGGCCTCGAGCGTATTCCGCAGGACGCGCAGCTGGACGACGAGGACGTGGACGCGGTCATGGAGCGGCTTGACCTGGGCGGCTTCGTCAGCGGTGTCAATGTGATCGGTGAAGACCTGGAGCTCGGTGATGGCCGAGCGGTTCAGGTCGGAGAGCGTGATGATGTCGGCGTCGTGCTGTTCATAACGTCCGGCGATGTGCTGGACGGTGGCGAGCGAGCCCGTGATGTTCTCGACGAGGCGCTTGATGTTTTCGCGGTTGGTCATGAGCGGACGGGCGTGAAGGTAAGTTCCTTTATCTCCCCATTAGGGGCAAGCGTAAAGAAGCGGACGGCGGAGCGGGACAGGGAAGGGTAGGTCTTGCGCTTCCACGCGTTGAGGTCGGTCAGGAAGTCGGCGTGTTTGCGGGCGGTGAACTCGACGTACGGGAAGCCGTCCAGAAAGAGCAGTAGGGCGTACTGCTTCGGGACGGTGGCCGCGATCCGTTCGATGCCCTTGGGGACGTCAGCCATCAGAGTTGCCCGGTCTTGGCGCGGTTCCACTTGGCGATGGTGGCGACGCAGCAGGCCTTCGAGATGGCGTCGAATTGGCAGAGCTCAGACTGCATGATGTCGTCGAGGACGCGGGCGAGTTCGTTGCCAGCATAGCGCATCTCGGAGATGGTCTTGGCCTGAGCCTCGGCGCGGGCTTCGGCAGCCGACGCGAGGTTCTGGTTGTGGAGGTGACGCATGGCGGCGTTCACCGGGTCGAAGGGGTCGAAGTCAGGCTTGCTCATTTGGTCAGGGGGCGGGGGGTGGGGGAGAAGGCATGGGCGGAAGGTGCGGAGGCCGCAGAACGGAAGCCAGAGGCCATAGGCAGGTCGTTTCCATCCGTGTCGCTGTCGACACTTATGCCGCAGGCCGTTTGGATAGACATTCTACGCACATAAGTAATTGCCCCGCCAATCTGCTGGGCGGTCAGCCCCTCGGCCTTGACGAGCAGGGTGCCGAACTCGAACCGTTCGCCGGACGCGTGGAGGAAGGCGGTCGAGACGCCGACCTTGCCCTCTTGGCTGACGAGCGTCTGGATCAGAGCGAGGTCGTGGTCGAGCAGCACCGGCTTGATGGCGTCGAGCAGCGCGTCGAGGGAGACGTACTTGGCCTTGAAGGCGGGGTTGATTTTGTTGGCCTTCACGTTGTCCAGGGCGGCGAGCGCTTGGACGAGGGAGGCGGTGGCGGAGGATGTGGGCTGTTTGCTCATGGTGGAGATTATTTGGCGGCGTCGGCCTTAGTGACTTCACCGGCCTTGATGGTGGCCTCGATGTCGGCGAGGGACATCCGGGTGTAGTCGGGGACGAAAAGGTTGTAATATGTCACGCCGTTGCGGACGGTGGGGGTCAGGAGGCGGGCGACCTTCTGATCGGGTAATACGATGTATGACGAGTCCGCGATGATGCGGTAGTCGGGAGAGGGCTTGGAGTCTTTACGCATAGGTGAAAAGGATGGCTCCATACACGATGGAGATGAATGAGAGGGTTAGGATAGTTGCGAAAATGACTTCGGTTTTATTGCCGAACTTCCTCCATTGGTAGATGGCGGAATCCCACATATGAGCCAACGTGGATAACATGAATACGCCGAAAAGAACGCACAGTGGAATGATGATGAAATATTGAGGCTTCATTAGTTGATGACGCCGCGGGTGGCGGAGTCGAAGATGAGGAGGGCGTCGGCGTTCCAGAGGGTGACGTCGACGGTGGGGAACAGTTCGGCAGCGCGGGCCTTAAGTTTGTTCTTCCACTGGGTCGTGGTGAGTTCGCCCTTCGTGCCGCAGGTGTGCGTCTTCTGCCAGATGGCCGGGCGGATGCGGTGAATCTTCCAGCCCATGGCGACGGCGGCGCCGTAGAGGACGCCGGTGTTCCACATGAGTTTGCCGATGGCGGAGCCGGGGATGTTCTTGCCGGCGAACAGCGGAGGTTCCTCAAGGTAGAGCGAGACGTCCTTGGCCTTGCAGCTGAGATCCGCGAGCAGTTGGCAGACCTCGATGTCTGACGACGGCATCTTAGCGCACTCGACAGGGTCGCCGTCTGCCGACCAGACGATGCCGCCATTTACGCCAGGGTCGATTGCCACGATGAGATGAGCCACGGCAAGACCCTTTATCGGGGCTTGGCCGAGGACAAGCGGAAAAGGTTGGCGACGCGTTCGGCGTAGTCGTTCGGGGCGAATCGCCGGGAGACGGCTCCTGACCAGCCGACATTCCAGACCAGGGCGAGTTGTTCCGGGGTCGGGTCTGGCTTGCCGATGCGCTTGAAGTTGTCGCGGATGGTGCGGAGGTGGGCGGCCGCGATCATGTCCTGGGCGGTCGGGTTGCGCCACTTGCTGAACTGGTAATGATAGTGGCCTTCCCGCTTGAGGCGCTCGTTGGCATCGTCCCAAGCGGCCTTGCCTACCTGATACATCCCACGCTCACCGGCCTTGCCCACGGCCTTGCGGTTCTGGCCGGACTCGACCATGGCGATGCATTCGAGGAGGGTGGCCTCAGCTGCGGCCGCGGCGTTGAAGCCGAGGAGCAGCAGGGCGACGATGGAGAAGGGGCGCATGGGCTTATGCACTGGGCTTGCCCTCCTTGGCGGCGAGCCAGTTCTGATACGACTCGTCCTTGAGCATTTCTTTACGACCAAACTCATTGAGCAGGTCTTCAGCCATCGCATCCCCAGCCTTGGTCAGCCGCTCGATGTGTGCTTTCAGCGTCTTGATGTCGTCACGGCGTAGCGTGTCGGCGTAGAGATAAGCGGTGAGGGCGTCAGGTTCAGCCTTCAGCCTCTCGACCTCAGCCTTGAGCCGGGCGTAGTCCTCGTAGGATACGAACAGGCCGTCAGGCTCGGTGTGATACTTGATGGCCGCCGTCTTTTCTCCATCGATGTGATGAACGATGGTAGCGTAGAAGTTGAATCGCTTCGGTTCGCTCATACGCGTCTCGGGACTTGTGATCCGGCGACCTCGAAGCCGTCGAGCTCGTAGGAGTAGGTGATGCCGACCCAGCCACCGGCGGCGGCGTAAGCCTGGAGCGATACCTTGACGGCGCCGTCCTCGTGCAGGGCCTCGTGGTAATGGTGCAGGAGTTTCTTCATGCGGCCGGAGGCGATGGCGGTCTTGTTACTGCAAATATCACCCGTCAGAATTCGCTCATTGATTTCATATACCTCGGAGAGCAGGGCGACCATGCCGTCGAGGTGGCGGAAACTACTCATGGGGGTGAGCGTCGGGGGTGATGGCGCCGCGGATGATACGGCTTTCCAAGTCGGCGATGACTCGCTCGTTGTGCATGGCGACGGCGTAGGCCCGGTCGTGCTTGGCGATCCAATGCTCGCGGGAGTGGGAGAGCCGGGTGACCTCGGCCTTCAGTTCGCGGTTCTCATCCATGTATCGGCCAAGGATGTTGGCCTGATTGGTGATAGTCGTGGACTGGTTGTCAGCCATCTTGCGGATGGCCACGGCGTTCTTGTGCAGCTGACGGGCGATGCTCCAGGGAAACAGCCACCAGAGGCGGGGGAGGGAGTCGGGTCGGATGATGGTCATGGGTTGGTAGGGGCGGTGGGATGGGTCAGGCATGGGAGGAATTAGCAAGGGCCGCGAAAGCGGCGGCGATGCGGGCCTTGCGGCGGAGGTAGTATGCCCGCTTGTTGGCTTTAATCTTCTCGGGGTTGGCGGCCTGCCACTTGCGGACGGAGGCCATGACGCGATCAGGGTTAGCCTTCTGCCAAGCCCGGACCTTGGCTGTCATCTTGACCTTGTTCTTGGCGTAGTAGTCGCGGCAGTACTTGCGGCACTTCTCGGCGTTGTCTTTCTGCCACTTCGACAGGTATGCCTTGTGGCCCTCGGGGTTTGCGGCCACCCGAAGGCGGCGCTTGAACGCGTGGATTTCCTTGTCGGTCATGGCGGTCACTTCTGACGGCGGTAAGGACCGCGCTTGTTGAGGTTGACCCACTGCGTCCCGGTGATGTCGAGCCACTGGCGGAGGGTGCAGACGGTCGTGTCCAGGGCGGCGGCGGCATCGGCCTGAGACTTGCCAGCGGCGTTGAGCGCGGCGATCTGCGGGAGGATGGCCTGTAGGCGTCGGGCGGCATACTCGGCCATCGGGCGCTTTAGGGGAAGGACGCGACCGGCGAAGGTCAGCGTCTCGGTGTAGGGGTGGTTTGCGTTGGGCATGGTGGGTGGGAAATTAGCGGTGACTGCGGACGGCCTTGGCGGCTTTGACCGGCTCGGGGCCGTTGATGGCTCGGGCCAGTTCGGGGCCGCAGAAGGTGACGACGGCGAGCCAGCCGAAGATGATGAGGAAGGAAAGGGCGATGAGGAACTTCATGGGCGTAGGATTAGAGGCCAAGGGTGTGGACGAGTTGGGCGTCGCTCATGCCGTTGAGGAAGGTCGCGTTAGGATACTTCTTCTTCATGGCGGCGAAGGCGGCGTCGAAGCCCGGGACGGTTCCGTTGTGCTTGCAGAAGGAATAGCATCCAGCCTCGAACTCGTTTTCCTTGATGAAGAGCACCTTCGTGTTCATGTCCTTGCGGACGCTGCGGATCAGGCGGGCGGTGTCCTTGGCCTTGGCGGCTTCGTCAACGAGGTCGTCGATACGATCTTCGAGCGCATTGCGGTCGATGCCCATCGCGATGCCCTCGGGGGAGAGGGTGACGAAGGTGCAACCGCCGTGGCCGTCATTCTCGGCATAGGCTACCTCGACCTTATCGAGGAAGGCTTTAGTGGTGAAGCAGTACGTCTCGCGGCTGAACGTGAGGTTCAGTTTGAGAGACTTGAGGGTGATCTGGCTGACGGTGTCGGTGTTCATGGTTTTGGTGGTGCGTCAATAACCTTGGCGAACTGTTTCACATTCGTCAAGCACCTTTCCGCAAATACCCTGTGACCCCACTCAAGGGGTCAGGGCGCTACATATGATACGCCCTCAGGTCATCGAGGCCCGCCATATTAAACGTACCCCTACCCGACTGAGTTCAGTTTGCCCCTAGGGTCGCCTCCGTCAAGGGGCAATAGACCCCTCTGGCTTGCCCTAGGAGGCGTTTTGACGGCGGGAGCGTAAGAAGACCGCCACCCCTACCCCTAGACACCCCACAGCCAAGGCCCAACCAAGGTCGCGGACGGACTTCAGGGCTAGGGTCGCCGTGCTCATGTTGCGCTCGAGGTCGGCCGAGTCGGACTTCAGGCCCGCGTCCGTCACGATCATGACCAGGGCGTCGGTCGATTGCAGTTGGTCGAGGACATACCCGGCGATGTAGGCCGACGACAGGGCCGAGACTCCCGCGAAGCCGGTGAGCAGCGTGACCGCCAGCAGGAGATTACCGCTTCCGCTTAGTGACTGCTTTGCCTTTGCCATGGGGTTTCGGTTTGCCGACGACTGCGGCGACTTCCTTCTCTCCGCGGGCCTTGATGTAGCGCATGAGGTAGTCCAGACATTCGGGGGCCGCGTAGCCGGCCGCACCGACGACGGCCATCTTCAGGCCCGGGCTTTGGATGTGGTCTTGGATGCCGTAGCCGACCAAGGCCGCAGTGATCGCGGCGGCGAGGACACGGCGCACGACCCAGCCCAGGG